ATGCCTGACGGGAATGCCCCGTTAGTAATTGAGGCTGTGATATTTGGAACGGTGATCTGCCCTTGGTCTCTAAAAAATCTCATGTAATAATTCCCCATCTCCAAAATATAATTTTGGGTCGTGGAAAATTCAAACTTCTTGAGACGGGATTTAATAGTAGCGCCTGTCTTAGTAGAAGCGATATACCGAGTTCCGGCACGGCGCATAGCTCCCCCCTCTGGGAGAGGGACAAGATTCTCCATTGTCGCTAATCCACTAGGGTATTTATTAAAATCTACCCTAGCAGCTAGACGCGGGGTTAACTCCCCCGTATTCATCGACGGGGTTATAGGGTGAACTTTAGGCATTAACGAAAACCATTTCTAGAAAGCGCCCATGATCCGCGAGGACGCGGTTCCGGGAATGACCCTAAAGAATCTATAGACTTAGCTTTTGCTAAATCTTTTTCTGCTCTTGCCGCAAGTTGATCTTCAAGAACATTAGAATTTGCGATTGTGATCGCTAGATTTCTAGCTAATGCAGAAGATAGCGCAATACGAAATGAAGGCGGCATCAAATTAGGGTTAGTTTCCCTTTTAACATACGTTAAATAAACGGATGTGCTATCTGTTGAAAGTACTTTTTGACCCGCTAACTGTTCTTCCCTAAAATCGATAGTCCCGAATCCGCCATCATTATCGTGGACAGATATAGTATAAATCCAATCGGAAGGAAGTGCATAAGCGTAATCGAATCTAAAACTAGGAACAGTAGTTAATCTCGCTAACTCAACTCGCTGAGTAGCGAAATTCCACGGATATTCAAGAAGGGTGTCTCTTATCTCAGAAAAAATATCGTTAATAGCGTTTGCATTTGGAGTGGCTTGAGTAAAAGAGGTTATCCTAGTACCCCCAACCAATCGTAATGCGACGTTTGCTACGTCGGTTTCACTAGGCATACAAAACTCCTTTTAAGCCATAACAGGTAGAGGTTTATCCCCCCGTGCAACAGCATGGGCTTCCGCCTTGTTATCTATTTCACAAACAGGTTTTCCGTCAGCAGTAATAACGTATGTTCGTTTCCCCAGATTCCACTCTACGGAGCCAGTTCCAGAAATAAATACGGGAGGGGCTTCCATTGGAGGAGTTTCGTCAATAACTTTCCCCCGTGGAAATCTTTTAATTTTGTCACTTAACGGATGAAATTCTACTTGATATCCTGTTTTTGTTTTAACTACTTCTAATATGATCCCTTCGCACAAAGAAATAATACGGTTCTGACGAATTTCAATCATCCGTATCATATCCCCCGCCATGAGATTTCCTCCCATAGGACTAAAAAATCCTTCTTTAAAACACTCTTTAATTTCGTGCTGGTCACAAATATAGTTCCAGACTTTGCCAAAATTACCGTCTTCCGGTTTATTTAGCCGATGTGCTTTCGCCTTTATCATACGTTCTCCTTTTAAGAATAATGAAAATACGGATTTCCCCCCGAGGAGGAGGAACGAAGGAAAATCCGCATTCCACGTTAAACTACTTAATCTGAATCCGCATAAGAGGCATTCAGAACATTATCAGATATATCGACCGCTCCAGATGAGACAGCATTAACTATATGCAAGCCCATCCCGGCTATTGTACCGGTGCGGACAGCAGTTGTCCAATCAACGGTATAGATTAAGTCGCCAACCTGAAAGATCTGGTCGTCATCAGAGTTATTAAAATACCCAGCCGCGTCCACTGCTGTGGATGCTTCCAGAGTATCATAACGCCAATGATTAAAGCCATTATACGAACCCATGTTAGTTAGATCTGCCGCTATAAACGCCATTTCGTCTCCTAGCTAGGGGTCAAAGAAAAATCGAGGGGCCGAAGCCCCCCAATCAAGTTACGCAGTTGGGATTGCGGCGGTGTCATTGAGGTTACCTTCAATAACTCCAGCGTCGTCTATCAATACCGCGTTGCCGGACATTGCGTGATTCACAAAGTGAGCCGCGCGGTCGCCGTGCCAAGTAATATCCGCCCCTACGGAAGTTTCCCCGCCCATTGTACCGGCGAGATTAGCAGGGGTTTTGCCAGCGGCGTAGCCGATAGCGTTTTTGTTCCAAATGAAAACTTTGGAAGTTGCTGTTCCAACATTCGGAACACCAGAATGTACAGTCCAGAGAACCTGTCCCCAGCGTTTGTACATACCAACAGCCGCGCCAACATTAAACGGAAGTCCGTCTGCGCCGACATAGTCGGAGCTTGCGAATTCGCTAATGGTTGAAGCAACAGCCCAGAGGTGTGGTGACATTACGCCATACATTGCTCCGGGTTCGTAAGCGTCATTGGATATCATGGCTTCCACCATGTCCAATAGACCGTTACGGCACTGGTTAGAAGTGGTTACCGTAACAGTAACAGTTGTTTGGGTAGTGGTGTCCAGTTCGGTGAGAATCTGGCTATCCACCTTTCTGCCGAGAGCCATTGCACCGCCACGGGCCAAAGCGGCTCGTTCGTCGATGTTGATTTTAGCTTCGTCGAGTTTGTCAACCCAGTCACCGGCGTAGAAGTCGGCGAGGGTCGTTGAAACGGCAGTATGAGTCTGGTTCATAGGCGTGATGGTGCCGTGACGCGCTTTAGTCGTCGCGGTGCCTGTTCCGATTTTCTGGAACGTCGCCACAGAGCCAACAACGTCAGACTTAAACCGAACGGAAGGTTTCAATACAGAACCCTGTCGTTGGAATACGTCGTGAACGTCACGCTCATACTGCGTAATAAACGCATTGTTAATAGATGTAGACATTTAAGCCTCCAAGAATTTGTAAAACATTAATAAAATCCTGCTACAATTCCTTCGGAAGCCAAAAAAGTTTTAGCATCGGGAAGCTCGTTAGAGGGCCGTGCCTACAACTAGAATGGGGCGTTGGTCATGTATACTGCTATTGAGGGGGCCGTTGCCGGGAAGCCCTCTTATCTCGACTATACAAAACATAGCCAAAACTGTCAACTACATATTACGGGTCTTAGACCCAACCAGTGGGTCGTCTCCGTAGATCTTGCCGAGCATTTCTCTTTCACGTTCATCCCACTTACGGGCTTCCGCGTTATTGCCCTTGGCATGGGCTTCCATACGCTTGTCCCGATAATCGTTGGCCTTCTCCATAAGACCTTCTTTCTCTTCGGAAGTAGCGATAGCCCCGATAGAACCTTCCCCCATTTCTCTGCCCAAACGGGCGAACATTCTAACCATCATAGGATTATCGAGAATAAACCTCCCGCTCTTGTCTTCCATGAACCGAGCGTCCTCAAATTCGTCCCCGAATAACTTTTCACTGGCGCGGGTCGCAAAGATCAAATTCTTCTCATACTCGTCGCCCCAGTCTCGTTTCAACTGAGCTTGGGCTTCCTCAGTGACAACACGATCCGCCTCGACCTGTTGTTCCATGATCTTTTGGACTTCTCCCCTAAATTCTCCTACAAGTGTGTCGGCTGTTTCTTTGGGGATGTTGTGGTCGAGAAAAATATTCGCCCAGTGGTCCTCGGCATCCATCATCTCTTCCGTACGTTCAACACCTTCTGGTAGAGGGAAATCATACCCATCAACGTCTTTCGGCACTCCAATAGAATCCCGATAGTCGCCCATCTCCTCATCACTGGCGTCGCCTTCCGGCTTCTGCACCGCTTTGGACAGTTTCTTCCGTGCGTCCAAATTGGCTTGCACCAACGAATCGAGATCCGTAAAGCGTTCAGCATGGCGCTGTAGCCCATCGTCCTTAATCATACCGCGCCAGTTTGTGGTATCCTGCTCTTCTATATCTTCAGAAGACTCCTCCTCCTCATACTGTTCTGTTTCTTCATCAGTCTCTTCGACCGCTTCTTCTTCTTCGCTCATCTACTTTCGCCTCGATTTTGTTGTTGAAGGTGGGGGTGGAGGTGGCTCGACTGTTGCCGTCTTATGAATCATAAGTGCCAGCTTCCGTTCCCCCGTTGAGATTAAAGTGGCGTTCTCATCAACGCCGTATTTATTGTACTTGACAGGGTCATTCAACATATAACCCATACCAAGGATTTCTTTGAATACGCGTATACCCTGTTCGGTGCTAAAGAATAACTGTGAGAAGTCCTTGTACCTCGATATATTGTCGGGGTACTGGGACTGTCTCTCCAGTAATTCAAAATCATCCGGTATAGCCAACTTCGCCTTGGTTTTCCTTTTAGTTGCCATTTAGACCTCTCGGGATCGCTTTCTTTTTCGTTTACCCACTTTGAGTTTTGCGGCGTCTTTCTTATTAATTTCGGACTTCTTCTTCTTGAACCCGTCGCTGGCTCGTTTTTTAGATTCTTCCTTTTGTCGTTCGAACATGGAACGTAAACGTTCCTGCTCTTTGACCGAAAAACGTGGACTCAATATCCGGCGTTTATTTTTAATATTCTTTGCTTCCTTTGTTATATTTTTAATCATGGAGGATTTGTCTTGCGTCTTTTTCTTCTTCTCTACTACGATTATTCCCATTACGCTGGTACTCCCTGTTGTGGTTGACCGTCTCCGGCTTTATCGGGATCTTGTATCATCCCTGCGTTCTTCATTGCTTTGGAACCCTTCTCAGCCGCGCCAGCCATTTGTTCCATAGCTTGCATCT